AAAATCTTGTATATACGGACATAGATGTAATTGCCGGAGAAGTACAGACATACTATATACAAGACCCATCTTATGATTATCTTGTGAAACTAAATGAAATTTCACGAGATACTGAAATAATAGCATGGAGTAATTATTTTATAACTGTAAGATTTAATGTGGCAGGTCAGTATAGACTAAGTATACAGGGTCACAGATATAAGGTAATCGAAAGGCAAGTGAAAATACCACTCAATGTACGAGGTAAAACCATTAAATGGGAAAATCCTTTGATTAACAATTATGAGATGGCAAATGACCTTGCGAAATGGTTATCGGAATACTATACAGCAGGTATCGAATATGAATATGACACTAGAGGTAATCCTGAATTGGATGCAACCGATATCATATATCAAGAGAACGAATTCAGAACAGGTATGACAGTTAATGTATATAGACATACTCTAAGATTTAATCAAGCCTTTGCAGGTAAGATTACAGCAAGAAGAGTGGGAGGATAATATGGCATGGATAACACCTAAAACGGATTGGCATGGTGAAGTCACTGACGGAATATACACGGGCGATAGATTTAATGCAAGTGATTATAACCGTATAAAAAACAATATTGCATATCTATACATTTTATCAGAGAAATTATACAAAAGTTATAGCATTGAAAATGTCGGTAATGATAAGAATGTAGGTGATTACTTCTATGCCGATGAGATAAATAAGATTGAGAATAATCTTAAATCTATAAATCTAAATACGTTAAATCGGTCATACGGTAATACACCTGTATTCAGTGATAACGGCAGTATATTTGATTTCAATGAGTTGAATAGATTAGAGGGTGCAACCTTAGATTTATATAACAGGTTGACTAATCAAAAGATAGGTAGGCGAAGTTTTAAATGGAATTTTGGAATGTTAGGAGGTGAATTGTAAATGGCATGGGAATTATTACGAGTTGATTATACAGATGCAAGCTGGACAGGCTTAAAAAAATATAATCAAATTTCTAATCATGACGGTACAGTGTCATTTCAAGATGTAACACAGTACAGTAACCTTGATAATTCATTCTATGGAGCTAGAGACGCCAATAGGGTGAACGAGGCTATAAATACCATTATGTCAATGATTGAAGGTAACAATGATTTGTATACTGCATTTCAAAATTACTTTAATACGCAAAAATCTCAGTTCAGAAGTCGAGGGGATGCATCTATAAGTGAAATCGAAAACACATATAGAACGCATATGAACGATTATGAGAGAGAACAGGTTGCGGCTTTCACTACTTGGTTTAATGGTATAAAAAATCAACTAAGCGGTAATGCGGTTGGTAATCTGCAAAATCAAGTAAATGAGGTTGATGATAGATTGGCAAGATTAGAGCATATGGCACTTACAAATCAATTCAGTGCGGCTATAGCTGTAAATAACAGTGGTAACACGGTGCTGTTAGTTGATGAAAGCGGTAAAGCTATTATTGCGGATTGGAAATATGAGGAGGAATAAATGAGCGTAATTAGCATTGAGACAAGAAAAGCTAATGAATTGGCGGCTACATCTAATATAGGTGACTCATCCATATTCATGGTACATGACGGCACAGGGTTAAAGAGAATCACGTTTGAGGATGTAAAAAGAGCAATGGTGTATCCTAATGCAGGGTCACATAACTCAATATATAGAGGGAAATATCTAGGTAATAGTGTATCGGCAGCACAGTATTCAGCTATTAGAAATGGTACATTCGATGATTTATTCATTGGCGATTACTGGACTATAGGGGGTATTGACTATAGAATCGCCGCATTCGATTACTATTTGAATACCGGTGATACATACTGCACTACACATCATATTGTGATAGTACCCGATACGGCTTTATATAAAAGTAAGATGATACTTAATAATGGTAATACTAATGGGGGTTATGCGGGGTCAGCATTATATACCAGTGGATTGAACAGTGCGAAAAACACAATAAAAGGTGCATTTAACGGTCACGTACTAAAACATCGAGTATTCTTATCCAATGCTGCGAGTAATGGTGCAATATCGAACGGTGCATGGTTAGACTCTGAAGTTGATTTGATGTCGGAGCATATGGTATACGGCTGTATGACGTTTGGCTATATATCCACACCGGGTAATTATATACAGAATGCACATGTTGAGAAAACACAGTTACCGTTATTTAGATTAAACCCGTTGACTATTGGAATTAGTCATGAATCATGGTGGTTGAGAGATATAACTTTAAGTACCGCATTCGCGAGTGTACATGAATCTGGGGTAATATGGTCTGAATTTGGTTGGAGTGAATTTGGAGTAAGACCTTGTTTTTGTATATCATAAGGAGGTGATTATATGTATACTATTACACTTACTGATGGTAAGCAAATAACTAACTTGGAACTTAACGGCACAAATTATGTCAGTGAGGTTAAAATAGATGAACATATATTCGAGCATAATTTATCTACTATGAAGGTATCGGATGGAGAAACTGAAAATACCTATACTGACATGATATTTGTTCAGCAGATGGAAATAGATGGTAAATACTACTTAGCTTTTCGTGCTAAGACTCAATATGAGAAGTTGGCTGAAACCATTATAAAAAACTCAAGTAGTGTTACAGACATGCAGATTGCATTAGCTGAAGTATATGAAATGATTGCAGGAGGTAAGTAGAAATGGCAAAGATTTATGCGGATTTAATCAGAAAGGGAATAAAGACATTAGACGATGTACCGGAACATATTCGTGACGAAGTCAAAAAGCTTTTGGAGCAATGATTATGTTATGGCACATACTGATGTTTTTATATAAAAAGGAGGTAAAAGATATGGCAGTTATTTATGTAGCGTTAATTATTAAGGGTAAGCGTACTTTCGCAAGTATCCCGGAGGTACTCAAGGAAACAGTAAGAGCAATGTTACATGACCTTGAGTTAGATAATCTCATTGTAGAGTAATGGAAGGTGGATAAATGAACATAGAGTTCAATCTTATCCTAACTATTATCTCAGTTGCTGCGGCTGTTTACTTTGCTTTCAAGAGTGACAGCCGTGCCAACGATGATGATGTTAGTAGGAGAGCACAGGAGGGGGCGATTTTATCTCAGAAACTTGATTCAATTCGCGAAGATACTCAAGAGATACGCAAGGAGATTGTAGATGTACGAGGTAAAGTAAATGCTCTATCCGAGAGGTTAATCTTGGTAGAACACGATACAAAATCGGCACATGAAAGGATAAATCACTTCGAGGAAGAGGAAGCCCAGAAGAAAAGTCGAAAACGATGGTTGTAGAGAGGGAAGTGATAACATTTGAGCCTATTGAATTTTATCAACATTATAGGAAGTAAGTGTTAAATATTTAAGTAACAAATGTGACACGAAGTAGTAGAAGTAGTAAAACTTTTGATTTTGCGTATAATTTCTCTAGTATACTGGAGACGTAGTAAGTATATAAGAGAGGTTTACCGCAAAAACTGATTTTCCACTACTTTTACTACTTCAAGTAACGAATGTTACAGAAAGGAATTAGATATGATAAATTGGAGAGTTAGAATTAAAAATAGAAATTTTTGGATTACGCTTATACCGGGTATATTACTGTTAGTACAGGTGATTGCGGCAGTTTTTAATTATACACTGGACTTAGGGCAGCTTGGTACTAAACTGTTAGAAGTCGTGAATGCTTTGTTTGCGGTATTAGCTATACTTGGTATAGTTACAGACCCAACAACAGCTGGTATTAGAGATTCAGAGCAGGCAATGACTTATGACAAACCAAAAGAGGTATAGTAATGAGTGCATTTGAAGCAGGTAAGAAGTTGTTGTGTGGCAACTATACCCAATATACCCCTAGTGGTAAAGATAATTTCATTAGAGCTGGTCGCTGGGGAAAAGTACCACAAAGAGGTGCTATACCATACTTCTATAGTAATTCATTGGATAGAGTAGCACATGTAGGTGGTGTTATCGATATTAAAGTACATGGTGATACATACACTATAAAAACGGTAGAGGGTAATACATCTGCCGATAACAGCTTTAATCGTAATGGTGGATGTGTGGCAGTCAAAGAATATACATTTAAGCTATCCCAGGTGGGTGGTAAAAATAGGATAAATGGATTCGGTTATCCGGTATTTGGATCTGACACATGTACAGTAGATGAATTTATCGAAGTGTTAAAGTCGGAAGTTGGATATATTGAGAAAGCATCCAATAATAAATTGGACAATAAAACAGCCAATCCTGGTTCTGCCAATTATACTAAATATGGTGATTGGTATGGCTCTAATGGAGTGTATTGGTGCCAGCAGTTTATTTCATGGTGCGTGTATGCTGCCTGTAATGCCCACAGAGCCTCTTTGGAAACAGGATGGATAAAAGTACAGGGTAGATGGAAATATCGCAAAAACGGGCAATTTATAAAGGCACAGTGGCAATATATAGATGGTCGTTGGTATGTGTTTGATGAAGAGGGCTACACAATTACAGGTTGGTTTAAACAGGGTAGTGAATGGTACTATCTGAATCCTGACGATGCAGCTATGTTGTCGGGTCAATGGTTAAGATTGGATGGCAAAGATTACTACTTGACTAAGACAGGGATAATGGCGAGTAATTGTTATATTAAATCGGATAAGACATATCATTGGATAGATAATAACGGTGAATATGTCCCTGAATATGATACTGATAATCCGAATTTAGATGTTTATGAGGTAGCCGAGTAGACGCGTATATTGTCAAAATAGGTCGATTAGTGATGTATTAAATCAAGTCTAACGATAACAAAAAGATAACGAATTTTAGTAGAAAACGTTGTATTTACAAGGGTTTGTTAAGAATAAGATTTAAAAGAGTGTTAAAAATAAAAGTGCCAAAACCTACTTTCATAGGAATTGGCACTTTTGATATTATTTAGAATGCTGTTATTGTGGCAAGCAATCCGAAAACTACTCCCGGAAAGTTTGCAGCTGAAAGCGGATAATCTCTTTTTTCTTTTAACAAGCCGTAGGCTGTCCAAATAGAGCAGTTGACAGCGGCTGCCAAGGGCTGTAAGAAAAATGTCTTATGTCCGTGTAGATTACCCATTATCTGAGGAACATATGATATATACATTATTACGGAAAGTGCTGTTCCTATCCATCCCATAATTGTCAGTTGTTTTTCACTCATATTTTTATACCTCTCATATCTAAAGCAATGTAAAATACTTTACGGTAAAAGCCTGTGTGTAAAGACTTTTAAGTAATTTGGTTACTTTGCCATTATAGCAGATTGAAATTTGCAATATAAGTACATCCGATATAATAATTCAAATACATCGTAGTGGGGCATATTGTAGTTATGGCACAAAAGTTTTTGTATATATTATTTTTGGCAGCCTAGTTCATGGCTTCTTTCATCTCTTTTACATACTCTCCGATATATTTCGGGGCATCAGTTTTATATTTTTTGAGCAGTTTTATTATTGCCGAACCTACTATGACTCCGTCTGCAATTTGGCTCATCTCATTTGCCTGCTGCGGTGTGGATATACCGAAGCCTATAGCACATGGGACGGATGTATTTTCCTTTACTATCTTTACTATGGAGTCAAGGTCTGTGGTTATCTCACTTCTTGTACCTGTTACACCGAGGCTTGATACGATATATAAAAATCCCTTTGCCTCTTTTGCAATCATAGCGATGCGATCGTCAGAGGTCGGAGCAATGAGAGATATAAGGTCAACATTATGTCTGTTTGCCACATCAAGAAATTCTTTCTTTTCCTCAAAAGGGATATCGGGAAGTATGATTCCGTCAATGCCGACTTCATTACATCTTGTAAAAAATTTCTCGGCACCGTATGAGAATACCACATTGGCGTAGGTCATAAACACAAGAGGGACATTTACTTCTTTTCTGACATCCGCAACCATATCAAAGACCTTGTCTGTTGTGATGCCGCCTGCAAGTGCTCTGATATTGGCACCCTGTATTACGACACCCTCTGCTGTCGGGTCTGAAAACGGAATGCCTATCTCTATGAGGTCGGCACCGTTTTTTACCATCTCCAATATAGTGGCTTTTGTAGTGGCCACATCAGGGTCGCCACAGGTGATAAACGGAATAAATGCTTTTTTATTTTTGAATGCTTCATGTATCTTATTCATATAGGTCTTCTCCTTTATATCTTGCAATGGCTGCACAGTCTTTGTCACCTCTTCCGGAGATTGTTATTACAATTATTTTGTCCTTGCCCATAGAAGGTGCTATTTTCTTTGCATAGGCTACTGCATGAGCTGATTCAACAGCCGGAATAATTCCTTCTGTTCTTGAGAGGTACTCAAATGCCTCTACGGCTTCATCATCCGTTACAGGTACATAGCTTGCTCTCTTTATGTCGTTTAAGTAAGCGTGCTCAGGTCCTACTCCCGGATAGTCAAGTCCTGCGGAAATAGAATAAACAGGGGCAATCTGGCCGTATTCATCCTGACAGA